CATAGTTCCAAACGCACCATCAAGTGTAAGTAAAACTGGGGAGGCAGCATCTTCATTTCTAATATACAAACTTCCACGACTATTAAACTGTGCAAAGGTAGTGGCATCAAAATTAAACTCTGCAAGATTTGCTGTTTGAGCAGCACTTGCTGTAACAACAATTCCTTTTGTACTTGCATTGGTAGTGGTCACCCCTATTGCATTTATTCCATTACATAAAGTAACTATATTTACTCCGTCGCTAAACTCTCCTGCATATATTCCGTCATTACCTAGATAAGCAGTATGAGTACCCCCAAAATTACCAAAATAAGTAGAAGTTATTGTGTTTGCTGTAAACTGATAATTAGACATATTTACATCTGAATTAATAACCAAAGCACCCCCTATATAGCCTTGTAAAGTACCAGCAACTGCTACATTAAAAGCTGTAAGTGTTGCAGTTTGTGTTAGTTGCATATTACCAAAAGAATCGAGGGTAAATGCTTGTAATCCAGTTAAATCACTAAAACGTTCTGAGAGTAGTGTATTTGCTGTTAGTGTATTTGCTGTTAGTGTCCTTGCTCCTAAGTCTACATCTGCTGTTGCACCTGTGTATGGTACATAGGGTGATAAAGCTGATGAGGTTATATATCCGTCTGGATTTGACGCATCGTATTTTAAGTTAAGTGCATCTTGTAAATCAGTTTGTGATGATAATGTACCTGTGATTGAACCCCATGTACCACCTCCACCACCAGATTGACTACCACCAATACCAATAGGCATAGAGCTTGGTTTCATTTGAATTAATCTATCAAGCTCCTCTCTAAGTCCATTAATAGCACTTATTCTTAATCGTGAACCCAGTCTTAAACTTTCTAGTTTAGATCGTATTTGCTCTGGTGATATTTCTTTTGCGTCATCTCCTTTTTTTCCGTCAAAATAGTCTTTTCCTTTTATAGGTGTTACTCCGTCCTTTCCGTCAAAATAATCCTTTCCCTTAACAGGTGTTACTATTTTTAAAAAACTATCTATCTCTATTTGTGTGTAATAGTCTATTCCTTTTTTTGGTGTTTTTCCATTTCTTCCGTCAAAGTAATCAACTCCCTTAACAGGTGTTTTTCCGTCTTCTCCGTCAAAATAGTCTATACCCTTAATAGGTGTGTATCCGTCATCTCCTTTCTTTAATTTAACAACAACACTATTGTCATCACTATCATAAACTTCTGTCTTTACTTGATTTTTATTTACTAGATTAGACTCTGCTATCTGATTTTTAATCATTAACAAAAACGGACGAATTTCGTCTTTTAAAACTTCTTTTAAAAATGATTTGTCTTCTTTGTTTTTCATATTTTTTTAATCTTCAAAAACAGGTATTGTTGTACATTGACAATTAGGGTGTACTGGTGCTTCTGTGCTTCCGTCATTAAATGGACTTCCTATTTTAACTACCTCTCCCTCATTAACTATACAATCGTGGTCTTCTGGATTAACAACTATCCACTGATGTTGTTCTACTCCTGCTTGTTTATAAGCCTCAACTGCTCCAAAATTAGATGAGGCAGCAACTTCTGTTCTTGCTATCATTTGTGTTCTTGAGCCTACAGCTATATCGTAAATATCAGCAACTCTTTTTGATATCTCCTCTAAAGTTTCTGTGTTATCTATTCCCTCTTGTATTGAGAATAATAGTTTATTTGTTGTTGTGTCATTTATTGATTTTGCGAAATACTCTGCTCGTTTTGGTATAAAGTCTTTTATTTTTGGTGTATCTAAATCAAACTTTTCTCCATTAGCTAATACTGTACCTTGCTCTCCTGACTTCTCAATGTACTCTCTAATAAATGGTGTTATTAAACTAATACCTAAACCTACTGAATCATCATAATCAAATACAATGTTTGATATTCCTTTTACCTTAAACTCTTTAGCCTCAAGTCCTTTATATTCACTGTTAAGATTTTTCATAACTTCTGATTTTTGTTCTTCAAAATAAGAAACTAGCTTTTTCTTTAATGGTCCCTCAAGAACATCTAAATGATTTTTCCAAGTTTGAATATATGCTGACTTTGCTGTACCCTCAATTTTCTTTAGTCCTTTATGTTTTGATTCTGGTAATTTTGCAACAAAACTATTAACAAGATCTGACACATTTTTTTCAATTGGTTTCTCTAATTCCTTTTTTCTTTTTATTGGTGTTGTGTTATCTATTTGTATTTGACTAAAAGTACCCATAAAATTATCTCCACTAACTGTAGGTGCTAATCCTAATATCTCTCTAATCTCATTACGTGAGTACCACTTATCAATCCCTGCTGTAAAATCTGCTCGTTGCTCTGCCTTGTCTTCTGTAACAGGTGATACAAAATCTAAATATAATCCCTTGTCTTTAAAATAGGGTACAAGAAACTCATTAAGAGTATCTACTATAGATTGCATAAGAGGTTTTATAGTTTTAAGAGAATAAACATATATTGCTGCCTCTGCGTTTGCTCTGTTTACATCTTCTGAAATACCAATAAGACTTTTAGGTACTCTAAACAATGACAATATTTCATCTCTGTTAAATCTCATTTGCTCTAAGTACTGCATATCATTCTGTGAACGTCCTATCTCTTGCCATTTTAAGCCACCCTGTAGCACTGCTATCTTATGAGCATTAGCACTTCCTTGATGTTCCTCGTTCCACTCCTCCTTGAGCCTGTCATACTCCTCTGGAGCCATAGCTGAATCTCCGTCTGGTATAAGCATTCCGTCTGGTCGTGCCGAGTTCTTAAAAAAGGCTGAATTAAACTCTCTCATTTTATTATCTGTATGTATTGCAAAGTACGCAGCCTCAACAATACCCATTCCTTTTGCTGGGTATGGATACATAGCTTGAGGATTGAAGTTTTTAAAATGTATTATTTCATCTGCCTCAAAAGTAATCTTACCTCCGTCTTGTGCTTTATAAACATAACCTGCTATCTGTATTGGATTTTCTTTATCAGATACTACTGAAACTCTATCTGGTCTTAATAGATATATTTCTTTTATTTCTCTACCCGCATTTTCCTCACGAGCTAAAAACCAAAAAGCATTTCCGTCAAGATCTAGATATGTTTGAGTATTGTTAAACAAGTCGTGCTTTGTCATTGTTGGATTTACCTTTTTAAGTAAATCTAATAATGGTGATGTAAATATTTCTTTATCTCCACTAAATAGTTTTAGTTCTATGTTTCCTACATCTGTTGCTCTTGTTGTTACACAAGCATAAACCCAGTTTTTATATTCTGATAAGAAGTCTGTATTCTTGGTAAAGATATTGGACATTGAAGAAAACATATTAGTTACACTTTTTCCAGAAAATGGATTAAATATTGATTTTGTGCTTGAATTAAATCCAAGTGCTTTTAGTATGTTAAATTTTGCCATTGATTTATTTATTATATTTAAATTATAGCACAACTATTCTAAATCCATAATACTGATGGTCTTGTTACTAGTTGATAGTACATTCTCATCATAAGCATATCTGAAAAGTCAGGAGATCTACCTATGTTTTCCTTTACCTCATCTTTAGAGATAATAGCTAGTTTCTTATCTTTGTCTGCGTCTTTTGCTTTTACCTGCTCTAGTTCTTGGTTTATCATTTCCTGTATCTCCGGTAAATTACATCTAATAGCAACTCGTCCAAGATTTATTTCTTTTGCCAGTTTGTAGTAACATTGTGTTTTTAGGTTTGTGTAATTCTGTTTTAGTTTTGCTGTTGAGTTATTAACAAATCCTTTACATCTTAAATTATCTTTAACACCACCACCTACTCCGTCCTCATCAACAAGTATATTAGATATAGGTACTCCGTATTTGTCTGCCCATTCCTTAATAACTCTTGAGGTAACTGCTGTATCTTGTTTTGTGTACATAGCAATTCGTGTACAAGTCATTCCCACCCAGTAACCAATAACTGTTTTATCATTTCCAAGTCGTGCTATATCAGCTACTATATACTTTTGTTCTACTCCTGTTATGGGTAGTTTAAGAGTATACATATCTATAATTTTATCATATTCAATTAACTTCATAGGGTCTGCGTCATATTCCCAGTTACCAGCTAATAACCTCTCTCTTGAGATAGGGTCTAGTCCTTTTAGGTTTTCAATATAGTTAGGGTCTATCTTACTGTTATCAGTAACTAGCGCCTGTATAAACTTTCTATCTGCTCTTAATTTATTTGATTTACTTGGTTTATAAAAGTCTGTGTATAGATGTCCTTTACTAGGGTTACAACTCATAAGTAATCTAGGTCTTAATCCATTCTCTGTTATCTTATATCTTAGTCGAGATCGTATTACGTTTTTTGCTTTTACATTTACCTGTTGAGCCTCATCAATAAATCCCCAAGTAAACTCTGTTGAACCTAGTCTATCAAATTGAGGGTCAGAGGGTAATAGTTTTAATTCCTTTAGATAAATAGTTGAGCCAGTCTGTGTAAATGTAATATGAGAATCAGCTGTATATTTATAGTCTACTCCCTCCTTAAGCCCCCAGCGAGTTGCTACATCAAAGAAAGTAAGAAGTGTTGATTCCTTTAATGATTTAAGTTCTTCTCTGGCAAAAAAGCCTCTTATTCCTATATATTTTAATGATAAGAATATTCCCCAAGAAACTCCAAAATCTGTTTTACCTCCACCAGCTCCACCTCCAAAAAGCAACTCAATAGTACTGTCATCATTAAGTACTTTCCAAGCCTCATTTTGTTTTGGTGTTTTAGTCCACTTTATTTTCAAGTTTTGGTTTGGTTTCATATATATCGTGTTCTATACTTTCAACAGGTGTAAATACATGGTCTACTTTTATATTTTCTTTCCAGTTATCTACTAATTGAAACCATAGTTTAATTGTTAATGGGTTTCCTTTTTTCATTGCGTGTTGATATAAACTCATAAGTAAATTAGAACTCATTGTTTGAGCCCAGTTTTGCATCATAGGTAAACCAGTTGCACCTTTTTCTTTTATCTTCTTTTTCCAAGTTGTTAGTGTGTTTATGTGTACATCATATCTTGCAGAAAAATCTAGGTTTGTTTTTAATTCACAGAGATCTAAAACTCCCTCATCATCAATACCCATACTAATAGCCATAGCTCTACCACTAGGTACACTTCCGTCTTTTTGTTTTGGTGGGTTCTTTAGTAATGGTGGTATTGAAAGCCACAATGCAAATAATTCAAACTCAACTTCTTTCTGTAAATCAATATTTTCATTATTATTCACTGCAATTATTTTTAATAACTCTTTGTTTTCCATGTTTTGGATTATACCACAAAGTGAATATTATATCTCACAAAATACAATTCTACCTGCTGGAAAGAATTTATAATTAACCATTCCTGCTGGAAAAGTACCGTAATCTATTTTTGTAAAATGTTTTCTTAGCTTTTTATTTGGTCTGCTAAGTGTTTATTTAATTTTGCTGTATGCTCTGGTGTTGGATTTGCTCTTAATCGTTCACGTTCCATTTTCTTATTTCGTATTCTAGCAATCTCGTCGTCAATTTCTAAACACTGCCAAATGTTTTTATTCGTAGTCTGATTCCTCAGCTCTGCGTTTTATAAACTTTGTGTAGTCTATATTTTTATTTTTTATTTCTATTACTTTGTATTTAGACATTGTTTTCGTGATTTTCTAATAACTTTATAAAAGCTTCTGAATAGTTTTCTGCTCCTAGTTCAGGTAATATTCCGTCCAGTCTGTTACATATCTCTGCAAATTCAGTTCCCTTTATATAAATAACTATCTGCTTTATATCAGTGTTTATAACACCAGGTAATTTTCGAATTAAGTCTTCCATTCCTAGCTCACCCATAGTAAAACCATAAGACAAAAGCTCTTTATTATCATAGAAGTTAGCTAGTAAATCAAAATCAAAGCTACCTGTATTTTTATTTAGTCTTACATTTAATTCTTTTTCTATTGCTATATCTGCTATATCAACATAAATAACAGGTACAGTGTCCATTTTTAGGTCTTTAGCTATTCGTGTTCTAAAATGTCCACCTATTATAATGTTTTTACGAGCTGGATTTGAGTTTACAGTAATAGGGTTAACAAAACCAAACTTCTCAATGTTCTCTTTTAAGTTCTCAAACTCCTGTTTAGTTGCCTTTCTTGGGTTATAATCAGCAAATTTTAATTCACTTACCTTTATGTATTCTATTTTTATATTTTCGTTTGGCATTGTTGTATATATTGTTTAAGTGCTAATGTTGGTGTAAAAGTTAATTTGTTTTTTGTTTTTGTTGTTACTATCTTATTTCCCTTGTTGTGCATAAACTTTCTACCCTTTATCTTTTTTACCTTTAATAAACCTATTCCCTCAATAATAATCTCATTCTCGTCCCTTATTGTATTAATAATAATACCTAGCTTTTGAGGTGATATTGTTATGGTTTTTGTTGTTATTTTTTTTGTCATAATCCTATATTTTGTAAATCTTCTATACTTGTTATTAAATAATACTTTCCCCCTGCTTGTCGTAGCTCGTCCTGAAACTCAATCTGTACTTTTGATTGTTTGCGTTTTAGTAACTTTACCTCTAAACCTATAAACTCCCCTCGCTTTACTAAAATAATGTCAGGTACTCCATTTTTGGCATACTTTGGCATTCTTCTAAATGATTTTGTTTTTTTATCATAAATAGGATTAGTGTTTTGCCTCCAAAAAAACCAACCTTTTAATTTTAGATAATCACATATTGTTAATTGTATATCTTTTTCTAATATTTTGGTAACCACCATTTTATTATACTCTACAATTTTATTCCTCGCAAATCATCTTTTATTATTTCTAAAAATTGATTGTCTTCTTCTTGAAGTTTATACCCTTGAGATAAAAGAAAAGCTATAGTCTTCTTAAGTAGGTCTATTCTCTCGTATCTGGTGTGTCCGATATGACTATGGCACATCTTACATAAAGGAGATGAATTAAGTGCTGAGGCTGATATTCTGCCCCAGATATGGTGTATCTCCATTCCCCCACAGTGAGATCCATTAGTACCACATATCCAACATTCATAATTGTTATATAAATATAAACATCTTGTATTGGTACTAAATGGATTTTTTAAAATCATCTTATACAGTTTTAATTAATATCTGTTCAGGTATCTTACCATTGTGTATTTCTACCCATTTATTAATTCTTTCCTCGTCTTCCATACCAAAAAAGTTATAGCCAGTTCTTAAGTGGCAATGATATCTATCTGCGTCATCTAATTGTAAATCTTTAAAATTACAAACAGTTAGCGCTTTTCTAAAAGCTTTTTTAATACTAGGTATTATAAATATAAACCTTAATAGCTTTGCTAGTTTAACAAACTTTTCTCCAACCTGTTTATCTCGTTCCTCAAAGATGTTAGCAAACTTAAGAGCTGACTTTCTTGGATTTCTATACCATTCCTCATAAGTAAACTCACTCATAGCGTCCTCAAATCTATATCTATACGCGTCATCGTATTCAATCATAGTTGCAACTATCTTACCAACACCCTCAGCCAAGTCTTTTCTAATACCTATTTCCGTAAGAAAAGTATTAACAAAACTCCACAAAGCCTTTGGACAAGGACTGTAATACCTATGTTTTAAGTAAATACCCATCATAGAATAATCTCCTATTCTCTTATACGCTTCAAGTGATTGATTTATTACACCTAGTTTTGTTTTTCTTGGTAATATAGCAAAAGCTAAGATAGGTAAGACCATACCTCTATGTGCTAAAGTCTTTATAAATACTAGTGTATTTTTCTTTACAATGTCCATAGCATACATAGCCTCAAAAAAGGGAAAGCCTTTCATTGGATATTTACAGTCTTTATATTCTCTACCAATACCTCCACAATTAGCAATCTCTATAACTTTAGTAAGTATAAAATGATAGACTCCGTGGTCTACTTCATTGTAATTAGACTGTCCCTCGTATTCAAAGAAATGAGGTGCTAGTTTTAGATTGTGTCCGTTTTGTTCCATGCTTTTTTATGTTTGAACCTATCTTGAATTGTTGTTACTATTTGTGTTAGCTTTTTATGAGGTATGTGTTTTGCCATTTCTCTTAAAACTTCTCCGTCTATTTCTCTTGCTTTCTCGTATGCTAAAAGTTTAATTTTATCATCTAAAACAGAAAAACTGTCTAGGTAAGTTGCGTATTGAATTAGTAATTCAGTATTTATTTGAGAATTATTTAAATCCTTAATCTCTATAAACTTCTCTACAGATTCTAAATAAGTTGTTGATATTTTGTTCTCCATATATTTATTCTGCTACTTCGTTAGATTCAGGCTGTTCACCTAGAGGATTTAGCATAGTATGTATTTCCTGTAGTGTTGCTACATAGTCATAACCCTCTGCATTAAACTCATTCTTATTTGCATCAATAAACTTTGTTGCCTCGTCTTTTATAATTTCCTGTACAATACTTAAGTCTTTTTCAGATGAAAGTGTTAAATCTAATGTAGTATACTCGTTGTTTACTTCACTTACTTTCTTTGTAAATATTTTTAATATTTCAGGTAAAAATTGGTAATTGTTTTGAACAATAATAAACTCTCCTTTATCATCTTTTTTTGCATACTTTTCAGCAATAGACTTTTTAGATAGTTTAATATCTTCTACATATTCCTTTATAGATCTAATAAATCTTCTTCTTGATATTGATTTTACCTCATCAAGAATAAATGAACTAAGTATTTCAGTTATTACTTCTAAATATAGGTTTTGTATTTTAATTTGTTTCATTGTTTTTTGTTTGTTGTTCAGCTATTTTGTTAATAAAGTCTTCTTCAACAATCCAAGTCTGAACTAGCTCTGGATTATTAAATATATCACCAACTATCTGCATTTTCATAACTAATGCTTCTGTTAGTAATATTCTATCACTGTTCTCGTCCTCATCTTCTATAATAAAGAAAGCTCCACATGCAAACATTACCTCGTAATGCTTTTCAGTTTCAACATTTTTTAATATATCTCCGTGTACTATTTTCTTTCCGTCCCTGTCAAACATTCCGGTAGATTGTAATAGACTATTATCAATCCAATCTATCTGGTAACTTACTTGATTTATTCCTGTAGCATATTGTACTCCGTCTTTAGTTTCCACACTTTGTGCATCTACTGACAAATATGTCTTTTCTCCTGTTCTGTAGTTTATTTTAAATTCAATTTCTCTATACATATATTTATATTATTATTATTTTTATTTTTGATAATATGATTAGTCCAATAATTGCTAGTGCGATTTTTGTATACTGTATTATTCTAGCCTCTGTCTTACTTATATCGTTACTTTCTTTTACTGTGTTTTTCATTTATTTATTTTTGGTTTTTTGTTAGATAACATATTTGTTAATAGTCCCCCTTTATTGTATTTTTTATCTACTCCCTCAATCTGCTTTAGCATACCCATAACCTCATTATAGTTTCTACCTCTTACTTTTCTTAACCAGTAAACATAACCGTATTTATCATTGTAGCTAAACCCTAGCACTTTTTGTATTTCATCAACAGTTGCTGCCTTTTCGTGTGGTGGTTTTTTAGTTACAACTTTTACTTCTGGATTCTGAAACTTTAAAACTATATCTGACATTGAACTCAACCCTCCTTTTTCTTTTTTGTTCATAATTATATTATATGGTATCTACCAATTAAATACAAGTTGCTCAAATCCCTTGTCCTGTCTACTGGTAAAAAAATATATTTTATTTCTAGGTTTATTGATCGTCAAAACTTATAAACAAAAGTGTAGACAGGACAAGAGGCTTGAACCTCTTGCATGTTTTAATAATCTTTTAGAAAGGTATTTCCTCAAAGTTATGGTCATCATCTGATAAACCTCCGTCCATTGTTCCGTTCTCTGTATATTCTTTGCTGTTATCTTCTCTTATTTTTTCTATATCAGCTATTTTGTAATAGTCATCAATAGTTTTAATAGATAGAAAAGCCTTTGTTAAGTTATCAGAAACTTCTTTTTGTATTACTTCATCAGTAATAAGTCCACCTTTAATAAAATTAATAGCAAAGTAAGCTCCTAGCTCACCTGATTCCTGTATTGGTTTTAATACAGTCATAAACTCAAATGAGTGTTCGTCATTTGCAAATGAGGTAAGGTAATCATAAAAACCTTTTACGTCTTTTGATTTGTTTTCAGATCCCAGTGAAGCTCCTTTAACAGATAATCTAACCATTTGTTTTAGCAGAGGTACGTATGCATAAACAATTTGTTGAGTTCTTAGTTCAGGGTACTTCTCTCTAATCTCTCCAGCTACTCCTTTTTCATTTGCCCCATATAACATAACAACATCTTTAGTTGTACTATGTTCATTAGTTTGCAAACTAATAGCTGGTGCTTTCTTGTATTTTGATAGTATTCTTCTTATTTTAAGAAATACTAATTCTACTTGTGTACCTAAATCTTTTTTTGTATACTTATTGTCAGCTCCTCTTCCAGAGAGAATATCTGTAAAAACAAACTTTCCCTCCTTTCCGTTAAATGTTATTGTGTTTAACTGTAGAGATTTTGGCTTTCTATAAGCTTTCTCTCCTGACATTTCTACTAATTCTTCTTTTGTGTAAGACATATAATTTTTATTTTTTTTGTTTTATTTTTTTGTTTAATTTTTTTTATAGGTTAAGTAAACCCATAGATACCAATATAACTCCTATACCTAGATGAAAATCTGTTGCTCCTGAAAGCATAAACGTAAATCCAATTATAATTGTTATTATTGACACCAGTCTTTTAAATGTTTTCATAATTTTTATTTAATTAATGATTAATATTTTATAAAGTGCTGGGGGAGAGGCTCAATCTCCGGATTGAACTCCCCACCTCAACAACCTATAAAAAGGCTATTATTGTGTATCTTCTTGTTCCTCTATCTTGGCAAGTTGTAGTTCTAGTTCAGAGAGTTCTAGGGTAGCCTCATCTAGCATTTCTTGATTTTCTTCCATAAGCCCTTTATAAAGAGATATTAATCTTTCACAAACCTTTTCTATGTTTTTTAATACAAATATTTTGCTTTCTAGTTCTTCTTTTGTCATATATTTATTTTAAGTTTAATTTTTTGGTAATCTTTATTGTGTATCTTCTAAAGTTGCTATCTCAAGCTCTATGTCTGTAAGTTCACTCTCAAGTTCTTCTTCTTCTTTATCTAATCCCTGCAGTTCTTCTTCTAAATCTTCTAAGTATGTTTTAGATACAGAGATTTCATTTTCTTTATCTCTAATAAGTTCTTTGTATTGTTCTATTTTTTCTTCAATTTGTTCTTTTTGTATTTGTAAATCTTGCATATATTTATTTTAAGTTTAATTTTTTGGTAATCTTTTATGTAAGAATAACTCACATTTAAAAGCTTGTTTTCCGTCATCTACTTCTGTAAATACTTGAGGGTATGGGTTTTCCATTCCAAAAGGTATAATTATTATAGCTCCAACTTTTTTACCCTCCTCAAATGCAAACACCTTTTCTCCATTTGCTGTGTAACCTCCATTCTCCTCAATCTGTATAGCATATCCACAACCTTGCCAGAATTGACTTAAATAAGCCTCCTTAGAGCTTTTAAAATCTACAACTGCAATAGTTCCCTCCTCTATCTGTAACCCTCCTAATTCGCAACTGTGTAGCTCCACACCCCAATCTGATATCCCTCCAGTCCACATTATTCTTGAATAACAGTTTATTTCTGACCAAAGATGTTTTTTAACATATTTTCTTGACCATTCTATCAAAGGTAATATTCTAGGGTGGTAGGCTTCTGCTAATCTTTTCTCTCCAGCCATTTCATCTTTTATAAATCTCTCACACTCTGCGTGTAAATCTGTTCCCTCGTCTGCTTTATCACTTAATGTTGTTTGGTGGTTTCTGTATGCACTATCAATTAACTTCATATACTCCTCAATACCCATTAGTTTTATTTTCTGTAGCATTACATTTGCTGATGAGGCAAATCCCTCTTTTTCTTTTTCACTTGCTAGTTTGTTTTTTATTTTAGTTAATACTTTTGGATCTGGACAACCAAATATTTTAACTGCTAATCCACTTGCCCACCACGTAAGAGGTTTTGCAAGTACGTCAGCAACACTACTAGTACCATACAATGGTTTTCCGTCTAAAGTATGTAGGTGTTGTCTTTTTTCATCTTGATATTTGTACATATATTTAATTTAATTGTAGGTTATTTTTAGTTAATAATTCAGGATTTTGATAGATATTGCCAATTACTTCAATATCACCATACTCCTCAATAAGGTCTTTTGTTTCCTGCCAGTGATGAAAATTATCTAATCCTAATGCTTGCCAAGTTCTAATAGTGTTATCAATACCAGTTCCTCTTAAAATATCTCCCTCAAAAATCCTTTTGTTATTTTTGTCTTTAAATCCTGTGTCTTGTAGAAGAATATAATACTTTTCAAGTTCTTTTATACTCTTATTAAAAGTTTCATCTCCTAATTTAACAATGCTAATTAATACAGCAATTGGCATATCATTATACATTTTCCAACAAGTTTTATCCCAAAACTTTATTTCTCTCATATATTTTATTGTGGCATGTTGCCGTTAGTTTGTAATTTTCTTTTTTTAACTTCTTTTAATAATCCTTTTAAATCAAAAGCTCCCAAAACATCTTTACCAAAAACCATTTGCATTTTGTATATATAATCAGGTAGATAACTATCTCCGTCATAACCACTATCAAAATAAGTTTTTACTTTTGCAATAACTCCTATTTCTGATAGTTTATATATATGTTTTATTATGTTTAACAAATGTTTGTCATCTAAGTCTTTATACTCTATGTCTTGTCCAAGTTTTGTTGTCCATGTTGTCATATAATTATTTCTTAAATGAGCCTACTTTTTTATAAAACAGATATTCAGTTTCACTTTCACGTCTAACAAATTGCTCTTTAGTTTCTTCTGTCCAGCCTATTTCTTTCATATAAGCCATGTACTCCGTTCTCTTTTTTAATAACTCATCTTCTTTTATCTTATTCTCCTCATCTTCTTTTTTCTTTTTTTCTCCTGCCTCTATTTTAGCTTTTTCGTTTTCTAAATCTATTTGCTTTTGATTAAGTTCACTTTCTCTTTTATCTTGTTCTTCTTTTATCTTGTTTGTACTTTCTTCTGATTCTTTTCTTAATCTATCTTCTTGCTCTTTAATTTTTAAATCTGCCTCAATCTTTTCCTTGTCTAAATTATTCTTATCAATTTGTAAAGATGCAGAAGTTAAATTATTTATTACATTCTCAAAAGTTATAGAATCCATTCCTAAAACCTGCTCCTCTGTTAGCATACCTATCTCATTTATATTACTTATTAAAATTAGCCTGTTCATTCTATCTGGTAACAATTCATACCTTTCTTTTCGTAAGAAATAATCTTTTGCATTGTCTTCTATTTTCTCTAGTCTATCTTCTTCTCCCTCAATAATAGCAACAAGTTTTTTTTCTTCTTCTATAACTCTTTTCTGATATGCAACTGCATTTTCTCTAAACAGCTTTCCCTTTTTAGTTATATCAACTCTTGCACTTTTTAATATCAATCTATTTTCTTTAACTACTACCATTATATCTGTATTCTCAAAATCTTTTTCTGTAACTATTAATTCTTTTGTTACTGCAACCATTGCCTCTAGCTTTGCAACATCTGGATTGAAGTTTATTATTGTTGTTTCGTTCATATATTTATTTTTTTGTTTTAAATTATTTTGTTTAATATTTTTTTATAAAGATTTTTTTGACGACCTTTATAGCTTTAATTATATGATATATACCATAAAAAAGAAAGCTTTTATTTAGTCTTTATGTTGATAACATTCTACTGGTTTATGTATCTTCATTTCAGATCTCCAAACATTTTCTTTAATTCTCCTTTGCTTTGCAACTTTTAAACTTGTAGGTAAATATTTACCCTCGTTATTTTGAAAAAAAGCTCTGTATCTCTTTATGTTGTCCTGTGGAGGTAATGTAAATAACATTCTAAGATTTACTGCGTATTCGTCTGTATCCTTTTTATTCATAAGTAAATCTGAATAATATGTTTTCCATAGCTCTATCATTAGAGTAATGTCAGAGTTTCTTGATTGTATATTTGTTTGTAATATCTTTTCTACTTGGTTTTTTATACTATTATTTCTCATATATTTTTTTTATTGTTATACTAATAATGTCTGAACTTTAACCAACTAAACAAATGAAATGTTCAAAATGTGAATCTACTGAACGTCTTACTCATCATCATAAATACCCTGTTTGTCATTTTCAGAACAAAAGAAATGGTATAAAGATTATCTTGTGCAATACTTGTCATTGCAAAATCGAAATGATTATAGCCTCTGTTGAATCTTATGTGGGTGATGTATCCTTTGGTACACGCTTCAAGTTAGATAGAGGTTGTTATGATAGAATTACTAGACACTATCTTAAAAAGTCTTCCATAGTCTATGTAGCTGTTTAATTATCTGCCACCTGTAACAGGGTGGCTATTTTAATAACTCACCTATAAAGTCTTTTGTATCTTCCGACTGTTCGTTAAAGTTGTTGTTTAATAAATCCCAACCTTTAAATCCAAAATGTCCTCTAGTTAAAGATATAATATCTGAATCTAGTTTTAAACCATCTGCTTCACTATCTGGATTGTTGTGTTTTAATATTGCTCTTAATACAACTGCAAGGGTTATAGGTTTGCCGAGGATTTCAATAGGATAGTTTTCGTTAATTTCAATGGTGTCATTACTTCGTGCAAATCCTTTTGGTGTTGCTACAAATATTGAATAGCAACCTTGATGTAATTCAGTCATCATACAAGTGCTGTTTGTATAAATATATTTTTTTTCTTTATACAAGAACTCGCACCCAAACTCTAACTTCATAACATCAGGTACTAATTCTTGTATTTTTTTTATTATTTCTTTTTTCATATTGTTTTATTTTAATTTCTTATAGTTTTTAATATTAGTCGGACTTATGTTTTTATATGCACAAGCCAAAGCATAGTTAGCACGTTTTAACATATCTTTTTTAGAATATCCGTACTTCATATACTCAAGAATATCAGTCATACTGAAATAGCAATTATCGATAGATATTCCACCCCCCACCTCATCTGCTACCCACCAACGCTCTGCATCTTTATTAAAGTATTTCTTAACAAATATATCAACTATCCTATAGCATATCGCGTCGTATTCTTCTATTGCTATGTTGAAGTCGTGCATATTATTCTTTATTAGTATCTTGTAAGGATAAAATTAAACTTTGTATTTCTGTAATCTTATTATCTACTATTTCTAGTCGTTCTTTTATTTCTTTTACTTTAGCAATACTTGATGTGTAAGTAAAATTCTCAATATTACACAAAGTTTTTATTAGTAAATCTTTTTCTGTGTTGAAACCCTCTATGATTTTTATTATTTCTTGCATATATTTATTTTAATTGTTTTAATTTACCTAATAATGCTTGTTTAAGCATACGTCCCCCCTCGTCAAATTCATCTGACTCTCGAACAGGGTAGTCTGTCTCCTCGTTTTCTATAAGGGTGATGATGTCTTGTTTTGCCTCTTTAATAAGACTTTCTATTTCTTTTTTTGCTAATGCAAATGCTTCGTTTGATGTTTCTGTATGGTCATAACCTGTAATATCTGTGAGTGCTATTAAAATATCCTGTACCTTTGTGTATTCTGTCATATTATTTATTTTTTTTTATAGTTAAATCAATAAATAAACCAAGTATTATTCCTGCAAACCAACCAGCTTGAAAGGTATCAGATATTTGTATTGCAATATTATATATTACTAATCCAAATACAATAGTTCCTATAAGTGTTAATGTTGTTGTCATACTATTTTATTCCATAGATTAGATTAAGATCGGCTGTGTTGTTGTTGATGACTTGCTGACATACTTCTTCTGATTTGAAGTAACCTAATGGTGGTAAAAAGTTTCTATTCCAACAACTAGTTACATATAATTTATTCATATCTTCAGCGATACAATAGTTATTATCATCTTCATTATGTTCCTT